TCACCCAGCAACTTGTCAACAGACTCGCGGGGAATACGCCAGAGTCCCCCGACACGTGTCGCCCTCAAACGCTTACTGCGACAGAGCCTATAGACTGATTCGTCCGACACACGTAGCAGGATTGCTACCTCCTTCACGGTTAAAAGTCCATCACTCATGCGGTCTCCTTATCAATCCTTCTTTTTGTCCGCGAACTCAAGCAGGATACGCCCGAGGCGCTTGTGACCGGCGTCACCGACATTGTCTCGCCACCAGTTTCCCAACTTGTGCATGGTTTCATCGTCGAGATCGTCCATCTCCATCAGGACGTTCTGTGCGTCCACCGCCGCATTGTCCATCTTCTGTCTATCTTCTTCCGTAAACGGCATTTCTATGCTCCCCCAACTTTATTCTTTCTCGGCCTCCGGGGACCGGGTTCATGCTCCCGGTCTCATAGCCGGAGGACTGTCTGTCCCGTAAAGGACTATTCGTCCTTCGTCGACTTCTCGCCACTCTCGTCGCTCTTGTCTGCCTTAGCCTTAGCTATCTCCTGCAGACGGACACCCACGTATAACCCGAAGAAAAGGGCTATACCGAGAATGACGGACGCCCACCAGTACGGGGTCTTGGTAGCGAGTACGACAAGCCCGTACAGGATGCCCACTGCAGAGACTATGGTTGCTAATAGAGCCATCTTCATTTTTGCTCCTCCTTTCTCGCAATGGCAGGGTAAACCGCCATCGCTTTACGCTCTCTGACTTCTTCTAAAGCCTGTTGCCAGCTGGCCCGCCTACGCATAATACGCTGTGCTACCCTCAAGTCTACAGGGCGACTGGCACAGTCCAGGACATGGACGATGATACTCTGCGCTACGACACCACGATTAAGGTAATAGGCCACCGCAGAGGCAAAGTCAATAGCATCACGGTCCCCGCGGACCGAATTACATTTCCGGCAGCTGGTGACCAAGTTCCTGGAGTCGTTGCCACCACCTTTGGACACGGGCACTACATGGTCAAGAGATAAGGTGACACCTTCATCCTCAAGACCTGAGCCACACCATACACAGGCGAGACCATCACGCATGTAGAGCGCAAGGCGCCTTTCCCGTCGTATCCACTTTGCTCCGTTCCAGCTCTTACTCATTTCTCTACCCTCTCCACCCTGTATCTGCCTGCGATCAGCTCGGCAAGTTTCATGAGCCTCGTGAACTCGTAGATAGCACTCCAACTGTCTTTGACCACATCCTCTACTAACCACCCTTTCTCCCCCAATCCACGCAACATGGGAGGGTAGTCATCATGATGGAACGACTTATCCCCCGAATGGCCATAGTCCCAACCATACCAGTAGAAGCCCTTCGGCCTGAGTTCGTCACCTCCCCCAGAGTAAGTCAGCCCTCCATGAGCCTCGATGGAGGGTAAATCGTCATAGTGAAACCCAGCCAGTGGGTGTTCAGTCGGAATTCCCAAGTAGGCACAAAGGGAACTTGGTCCCCGCATAACGATGAATCTCACACCTTCTTGGAATTCATCGTGGAGTATGGCTCCTGTTGGCTTATCCTTTGTCTCCTGCCAGTTCATCTTTTGCTCCTCCTTTTTCCTCATTTACCTTCTCGTGGGGATGTCAGGCTCTGAAAAATTTTCTGCCAGGGAATCGCCGACAGTAGCCTTATCACATCCTCGGAACAGGCGACCGTACGCGTCGTGGGTCTCAATCCTGCCCTTCTCCTCACCCTTGCCGATAGCCAGACTCAACATCGTCGCCAGCATATCAGGGTCATGGCTGCACATCGCATGTAGCTTGGCAAAGTCATAGGGAAAGGGTAGAGCTAGGGTTTTCAGTATCTCCTGTTTATTCATTACTCCTCCTTTTATATCTTTCAGCTAGCTCCAGTGGAGAGCCCCCTCCTCCTTTTCCGTTCTCTCCTCCCATTCCTCGCGAAGTGCCTCAAGTCTTCAGACGCCACCCGCCACATATGTGCAACCTTGCAAGCTCTCAACTCACCAGACTCGACCAAGCTATACGCAGTATTGATATGAACCTTAAGAATCTTGGCTACCTCTGCCAGTGTGAACAGATAGCTTGCATCTCTCCCCTCGCTTGGTATTTCAATCACACCCTTCCCCTTGCCTCGGACTGACTCCCACAATCGCTGTTTGTCTGCTTCCGACAGACTAGCACCACTGGCGATTTGTAGCTTCTTGGCCGCACGGATAACCGTCCTGTTATGGCAACCAAATTCAAGAGCCAACGCCCGCGCACTCACGTTAGGCCAGTAAGGTTGTAGCACCTCCGTGAAGAACAAGCTCCGAGGCATATCAGGGTGCTGATCGGCGTGGCACTCGGCACAAAGGCATACACCTTTTCGCCAGTCGGAGTGGTCTCCGTCTGGGGCGTGAGCCTGCACCATTTGACCGGAGCCGCAGAACTCGCATAGATAATTGGCCCTCGCCTTCACCTTCACCGACTCATGTTTACTATATTGGTCTGCTTTCATCGTCATATTCTACCTATGGCTACATTTTATCACAGGGTTGTTAACTTTGTCAAGTCCCACGCAAAGCTGACGCAAAAGATCGGGGGAGAAAATTTTCGAGAAAATGTGAGGCTACTCGCCGCGCAAGGCTTTCACTACAGCCTCGGCGGTCTTCTTACCGATCCCAGGAATACTAGCCCACTCTTTTACATCAGCCACGCACATGGCGAGAACCGACGGGAAATGTTCGTCCACCACTCGGCTTCGCTCCCAGCCAATGCCCCTCAACTCTTTAGCCGCACGACGAACCAGACTGGGCTCTTGTAGTGGAACGATAGGAGGCGGTGTCCTGTAGAACTTCCGTAGGGACTGGTGCCGGTCTGGCTCCTTCTGGAAATTGGTGTAGAGTGCTTTGATGATGTCAGCTGTCTGCCGGACATTGTCGGATCGCTTGACAACGACGCCAGCCAGCCAGTCCAGCTCAAAGAGGTATTGCTCAAATCGGGAAAAAGTTATGGTAGGCCGGACTGGGGCTAACTCGCTCTTGCGAACTCCCGGACTCCAGCGGGGAACGGCCAGCAGACCTTCGGCGTCGCTCCTGTATGGTTCCTCTACAATCAAGACGAACACGTCGGCGTTGTTGTCCAAAGCTTTTTGCATTTGGTGAACCAAGCGACCGTCGTTTATACAGGCCACGAGGTCAGGCACTTTTTTCCGTTCAACGGCCACTAGGAGATCTTTGCCACCTTCGCCTACGCCAGTAAAGCAAGCGTCGGTGAACAAGGGTAAAGGGTAGGCGACATTGCCTAAAGCCTTAATCATATCCTGGTCATTCGGCAAGTCACTGCAAAACACGACCATATTGCTATATCCGCTCAAAAACCTCGCCCTGAGAAGCTATTTTCGGGGGGTGAAAAGGGTCGGGGGTACATTATACTGTCTCTCCCACCATTAGTTGTGTACATTTAGGCGGTTTTCAGAGAAGCCGTAGGCACTTTCTCTTAGCTCCTGTTAAAATTTAGCGTGAATGTGTAGTCTCCCGGAGGCGCATCATTGCTGGCTGTAAGGGTTAGATCATCCCGGGTAATGCCAGTAGCACAACTGATTCCCGCGGAAAAGCCGCCTGAAACCGAGATGTCGCCAGAACCGTAGGTAGGATAAACAGTCATAACATAGGTTCCTGTAACCGTCAGTGTAGCAGTGGATTTGTTATCCACCTGCATCGGTATACTAAAAGATTCCCCAGGATAAACATCTGTGAACGTTACAGAAAAGCCTTCACCCCTGGTCAGCCACGTCGACCCGTCCCAAGTCTGGATCTCACAGGCCTCGTCTACGTTCACGTCGACCGTGCCGCTGAGAAAGGTAAAACCAGCAGCGGCAACTATTCCAGCCAACAGAACCACAGAAAGGATCCCAATTGGCACCCCGTGCCACCTTTTCCTCAAAAAGTTCTTCATAAGCAAGTCCTCCTTTTTTGTATTTGCCTACAGCTTCTCTGAAAGCCGCCTAAACGTATACACATATCCGTTGTCCTAGTCGCCGTGTATGAGGCTCAAAAGGAACTCAAACGAACACATTTCTCCCTTCAACCACTCGCCATTCACATTCGGGTTGTGCCGACAGTCCTTGATGAAAGCCGAGAATTCAGTACCCTCGTCGGTATCCTCACGGTGCATGGTGATGTTGACTTGGGAGTTGTACTCCATATCCCCAAAGCCCGATGGCTCATACTCGTTGGTTCGCGCGTTATTGATATACTTCGCCTTCATCTTGTGGATGAATATGACGTTCATGGAAGAGTCAAAGGACAGCCGCAGGAGCTCGCGGAACTCGTTGTTGACTTCGGTGTAATGCTGCGGCATGACCTGAGTCAGCTTACCGAATTTGGCGAGACGGGCAATCTCCCACACCTCACTGGCCGTGTCCACGACGACAGTGCCAGCACCGACCTGACACACTTTCTCGAACACCCTCTTGAGGTTCTCCCACACAGGGACGTAATAGTCCTTGGACGCGGTCTTGGGTACATGGACATCGTACAGGTATATCTTCTTACCCTCAGCCTGAAACTTGTCCAAGACACCCTCGGCACCAATATCGATATTGATGAAGAATATTGGGTCGGGTGCTGTAAGAGCGAAGTGACTTTTTCCAGATTTGGGGAGACCGCTCACGGATGCCACCAAGCGGCGAGGTCGCTCGATAACGTCGTCGCTGAACCCCATGGCTTCCAGCTCTTTCACTATTTGCTCATTGACTTTTGGCATATTGTTCCTCCTTAACTAGGGCTAATGCCCTGACTTTCCAAATACCTCTTAGTATTCAATATCCCCCGCCAGTTCTCCTCAATACTCGCCTCGGTAAGACGAAGCCAGCGCATAGTAGCCTGTATCAGTGGTGGGGCAGAGGATAAGTGTCCAGACACATAGCATACGGTGTCCATTCCAGCGAGATGGCAATAGGCGCGGATTTGGCGCAGGTGGTCAAGCGGTATCTCCTGGTTTAGTGTAAACCGCAACTTACACTCGTACACCATGCCATCCTCAGCATCAAACAGCATACCGTCCAATGACCCGCAAATGTCGTCCTCGTCAAGGACAACGTCGGGTTGGAAGTAGCCACCCAGCTCTCGCTTTGCGTAGTCGGCCATATAGTTGTCCATAGCGGTTTCCCAGATACGACCAAGAGCGGCAATACTGGGCATGGACGCGGGTCCACTGTCAAAATATTCCACTTTACCTTTGATGATAGACTTTCCCGCCTTCAGTAGACTGGATACATGCCATAAGGCTGTGCTACGAGGCTGAGGCGGATCACGTTGAATGCCAATCTCACACAGGTCAGCTACACGATCCAAGTTAATGCTCTGCTGGTGTATTATCTCCATTGTCAGTCCAAATTCAGTTCGTCGCCAGCACTCTCAAGGTCAAGGTCACCACTTCCAGCTAACATGTCCAAGCTACTCTTCTTCTCTCTCCAGCGTTTGTAGTAGATGTATCCACCAAAACCGCTACCGATGATGAGGATCCCTATCAGGAACACTTTCCAAGCGGGTTGCCCACGGGATCTCCCAGTGCCGGAGACAGCGAAAGATACACCGGGAGTGTCGGGATCGTTGCTAGTGACGGTAAACGTGGCACTCTCCTCACCGACGACTGTAGGGGTAAACCGCACCGTTATCACGGTCGAATCTTCAGAGCCAATGGTGAATGGCACTAGAGGACTGGCATAGGCAAAGTCCTCGCTACCAGAGCTGCGTACTATGCTGCTAATCACTAGGGGAGCATCCCCATCGTTGTAGACGACGAGGGTCTTGTCTAGAGTGTCGTCAATAAGCACCTCGCCAAAAGCGACACCACTGACGGGTTGGCGGATATTGGGAGTAGTGACAACACCATTGCCGTCTCCGTTGCCGTTCCCGTCGCCACCATCATCGTCCTCGACCCAAGTGAGGTCGATGGTGCCTGACACGTCCTTGTTCTCCACTTTACAACGCACCTTGGACGTGCCGACCGCGACACAGTCGGCTGTAGCATGAGCCTGACCGCTTATGTCGGTGGTAAAGCCAAGCGAGGAAAGGGTAGCAGTTCCGCTTAGCACCGACCAGCCGACTGAGATATTAGGCAGCGGTGTGTCGGCAGAATCGTATACGGTGGCGGTCAGGTCGTACGGACTGCCAACTACCAGCCCAGATTGGGCGGAGGTTAACGACACATGGTGAGGAACTCCAGTCTCTGGCTCGGGTTCCGTCTCATTCCCCACACTTGCCGATATTGTCAGGTTGGCAGAAAACACTCCACCGGGTTCTAGACTGGACGGCGGTGCGGAACCACTGGCTGCGACGGTCAAGTTGAATATACAGGTGGCATTTACACCCAGCGTGGTCTCGTTAGGATAGAAACAAGCAACAATATCGCACCCTGAGACGCAGTTCGGTGCGGTTTGAGCCTCAAGAAAGAGCTCGCTGTCCCAGTTGTTGTGGACCGTGACCTCGAAACACTTCGACTCGCCAGGGAACAGGGATAGGGATAAGACACCGTCCGACCATGTGCCGTTGCCAGTAACAGACACGGTTATAGCACCGCTCGGCAGGTCGGCTAGAACACCGGTCGGGGTGGTCAGCACGACGAGTAGCACAATCGCGATTAAAATCGCCAACTTTCTCATAATAACAGTCTACTCCTTCCTTGCACTATCAAGGACAACTAGGTACACCTCTCGTCTCGGCATTAGGGCGGTGATTCTCGTGTAAACTTGGTCACAACCGTGTATATGCCCTCCTCAGCACTCCCGTTAACGCAGACAGTGCGCAGGACGGTCACCGGCGCGAGAGAACTGTTGACCAGTACGCCATCGGTCAGGATAGCGGGATTGCTAAAAGTGACCTCCATAGCAGAATCATTGCTGGTGGTAACCTCAGCCTTAATCAAAAGGTCAAACGGTGAGGCACTCGTGATGGTGAAGCAGGTATCCTTGCATCCGCCCGGATACAGGTTGACTAGGGAACCCATCGGGTCATTAAGACCAATCTCCGTGTCGCAGTGATCGATGTCAGGACCACAGTAAAGCGTAATCGGCTCCGTGACCGTGATGTTGCTCGTCCCTTCCCACAGGACGTATCCGCTCGCGGCAGCAACAACTCCACCAGCGGCTATGACGGCGAGCAACGAAATCACCAGTGCCGCCGCCGGTATCCTCCCAACCTTCCCACTAAACAGCTTTTTCATAAACGTTCCTCCTTACTATATATTGAGCCACTAATATTTTGGCTCTATCGACAACCTTAAGTCAAGTTTATGCTTCACTACTAGTCGGTGCGGACGAGGGAGCATGTCAAGTCTCCCCCGCCCTGAAAGGAAAAGAAAGGAGGTAAAGTAGTGAAGACGGTCAATAGTCATTTTTGCAGTCCCTCAGCGACCATCCCAGTTGCTACCGCGACATTCAAGTCACGCAAGGCTATCACGGAGCAGTTGGGATTGGCACAACGCCATTTCCTACCCCTGCCGGGTCTACCGACTGGATGCAGACGATGGTGACATTCGGGGCATCTGGGTAATTTTGTATTGTTCATTCCCCAGCCTCCCCCTCGCCTGTGTCGCCTGCGTCCAGCAGGCACTTGAGCATCAGCTTCTTTATCTCCTCTTTGCCCCATCCCGTCTTCTGCTCCAAACGCTCTAGTAGTAGCTTCCAAGCAATCAGATATACGTTCTTACTCATCTTAGCCACCTCATCTCTACCCTCCAGCTCGCACTGAAGGGCAGAATGAACCGGTTAAGGCAGGCTCTACTACGCAACAGTGATCTTGCCGTCGTCTACCACGTAGCCGTACTCGGCAAGCTGCTCGTCGGTGAGCTTGAAGGCCAGGGTCGCAACCTTGGCTTTCTTCTGCTTGATAGCAGCAGAGGCAATAGCCTTACGCTCCACGCCATCAGGACTATCCTCCAGCAGGCCAGAGAGCACTCCCATAGCCTCGGAGACCAGCTCCTCGTCGGAAGCCTCGGCCTTCTTGCCAGCTGCCTTGCCGCCCTTGCCAGGCATCTTGATAATCTCGTCGGGGACAGCCAGAATGCGGGGACCGCGACCAGAGGCCTCCCGGGCAGCGACGGTTCCGAGACCGGCTCTCTTCGGCTCGGGAACGCCGATGTTGTGGGTGACCATCCCGTCCAGAACAGAGATGTCGTCGCCAAGGAAGTCATCGGGCAAGCCAGCGTCTTCCAGAGCCTTCATCAGGATAAAGAAGTTGGACGACTTGTTCAGGGCAGTACCGTCACCTACAAGGACGAGAGACTTACCGTCCCCCGATGGTGTTACACGAGACGGGTCACCGACGCTGTAGTGCTGCGTGTACTCCTCGCCACCCTCACTAGCGAAATTGATCCGGGCAGCAGTGGTGGTAGCTACCAGCTCGCCTGTCTTTTTCCTATACTCGAAGAGAGCGAATCGGCACTCCTTCCAGCTAAAATTGCCGTCTATCGGCATGGGTAGTGCATCGACAAAGTCAGATGCTCGTAATGATGCTCTTTTGTCAGCCATTTGTTTTTGTTTTCCTCCTTAAGTTTATTTTGATTTTGCGGGCTTTCTTCCTCGACTCCCGCTGCCCGCTGCGGATTCGCCAGACTGCTGGTTCAGGGAACTTTTCACAAGACCGGTAACGAAGCCTTTCACGGTCGTTCTCTTCTTCAAGGCTACCATCTTGAGATCGGCTACCTCGTCAGCAGTCAGGTCGAGACTCACGTGGTACACATTCCAAGCCCTCCTTTTTTATAAGATTTTTCCAAGACCGACCTGTTATCCAACTCACACACGATACACAAGTATATCATACTCCAGCGGAAAAGTCAAATCAGGTTCAAATCCTAGCATTTTCCAACGCCCTGACTACTAAATCCGTCACCAGACAAGCTCCCCCCTATGGACGCAATATAGCCAGTAAACATGGTTGCCTATCTTCTGTCCTCGCTGGGTTTGGTTCGTTATCTTCAAGTGCCAACCACCGGGGCTTGCCAGCCCACCGTATTTCGGCACCAGCATCAGCCAGCTTGGATATAGCCCTAACTTGATAGATCGGGAGAATCAGAACACTCATATTGCCAAGGTCTCTCTCCGCTATTGCCTTGCGAACCCAAGCCATCACGCCCCCCGTAAATGGAGGGTTTACCCAATTACGCTCACCCCAAGGTAGTTCCAGACCATCAAACCCGTCGGGTTGCGGATATGGACAAGGGTCAAAGTCGAAGTGGAACTCCGCATCCAGTCGCTCCATCAAGTCTGGAGGTGTTAGCCAGTAATGCTTATTATTTTTGCTCATCTCAAACTAACGGGTCCGGGACAGTGGTCAAACTTCCACGATAACGGGCACGGAACCAAGCGGGGGCAAACGTGCCATAACGCTTCATAAACCAGCGGATATTGTCGTCCGTAATCAACACCTCAGCACGCTCGTCCACTCCACGGGTCGCCCGGCCGCAACTTTGCACAAGTGCCTCCATGGCCATGTAGCTCGACCACTCCTTATCGTCCTCATGGCGGGCTCTCATGACTGGGTCGCTCGTGTCTCCGTAGGGGATCTTCCCAATCACAATATACTGCGGATTTCCCTCGGGCATGGGAAAATCATATCCCGTCGTAACAGACGGGGAAACGAGTATAATCGGCGGGGAAGAGTTCTTGAACATGTCCACCGCATCCACTACGTCGCGGGTGCTGTGGGTGATCATGATATCCTTGAAACGCGACCGGGACATAAGGAACTTGGCCCGCTCATAACTCACCGTGAAAATGAGACCTTTGCGGTCGAGGCGGCGCTGTATGATCTGGTCTATCCGCGACACCCACACCCTGGTCTCCGCGTCGCTGGTGCGGTAGTTGATCCGAGCAGTGTCAACATGGACAATAGGGGTGTTCTCGGGCGGGAACGCACTCTCCGCCTCTATCCAGTAGCGTCCCTCTTCAGGAACGCCGAGGTAGTCTAAAGTTCGGCGGGACAGGATCGCCGACATGAGGACAATTTTAGGGACTTCTGCGGGATGGAATAAATCGTCGGTGTGATGGGAGACCCACTTGGGAACGAAACGGCAACCGTTCAGAGTCCATTGCACAATCCACTGGTCATCTAGCCCAGAGAGCAACTTAAGCTTGGAAAGCAATCCGTTGGCGCGACGGGCAGCACGAACCAAGGCGGAGGGCAAAACTCCACGCTCCCTGCGAACCGACCTGACCTCGGCACTCAACTTGGAAGCCTCCCCTTCGGCGGACTCTTTGGCCGACTCCGCCCATAGACGCCACCCTTGCCATTGACTGGGACCAGGCGAGGGGAACATAACGCCGAGGGGTTGGATATCCTGTCGGGCTATATATACGGTGAGGAAATTTTCCATAGCCCCAAAGGCGAGATTTGCCTCGTCACAAACGAGTAAAGACACCGGGCCAAGACCGTCGGCGTAGTTGGTCTGAGCCAGCCAGTAGGCATAGTTGGTGATTACGAGATTAGACTGGCGGGCGCGGTCCAGTTGGACGCGGTAAGGGCACTCGTCGCGAAGGTCGCAGACCAGACCGAGGTTACAGACGCCATCTTCGGCTGTGGTGTTGGGTTCCAGAAGACAGGGAAAATTGTTACGGCCTTTTACCTCAACCGATCCGAGTACGGCGCTGTCTGCCGTGTACTGTTTCATAAGCCCTTTCGTGGCAGTGAGGATGACGGTTCGAACACCAGTCATTTTGGCTAGGAGTAGCATCAGAAGGCTTTTACCAGATCCCGTCGGAGCAGACACACCGAGAAACTGCGACGGGGAATGATACCACTCCAGGCACTCCAAAAGAAGGTCCTGCTGATTAGGGTACCAATTTTGATACCGACCAGCCTCAAGAAGATCTGACGGTGATGCTCCCTTACCAGTCATTTTATCCTTCTCCACAATTGCTCCCAACCCTGTTTCAAAGTCCGTCATATTACCTAACTTCTAGCCGACATCTGGATACTTATAAACTACAAACTGAAAGCTCCCTATTCGGTAAAACTCGACCTCACCAAAAGAAGGGTTATAACCTTGTGCAAGTCCAACGTACACTTTCCCATCCGAACCCAAGAAAGCCCACGGAGCATCATTCGTGCCAACACTTCCACTCGGCCCCGTAGGAGTAACTGTCACTACACAATCAAGATAATCAAGGCTATAGTAAATCCCCGACAAAGTTATAACATACGCAAACCTCTCTTGGTTCCACTCCACTTCTTCTACATTGTAGCCACTTACAAGTCTCGGACTTCCTTCAGGTTGCCTACCATAGTTCTCGTACACATAACCCATCGCTACTACAGTAGGAATACTAGAGGGTTTGGTAAGATTATCGAACTTATCCATGGGTATTCTTAGTACTTCTTTATCATTGGCGTAGATCAATAGTACATCGTTATAGCTTCCAGCCCAAGACCAAGAAAAGTTCAAAGGTCCCTCCGAAATTCCTTGCTCCCTCTGTTCTCCTTGAGGTCCCGGCTTCCCGGAGTCAGCTAAAGCAACAACACTCACCACAAGAGAGATAACTGCTAACGAGATCACCAACACCGATAATTTCTTATTCATATCCAACTACTCCTTTTCCCCCCAGTCACACCCCTATCCTCACCAAAAGATCCTAACGCTTGACGTTCTCGCGATAACGTAGCCAGAGTACCCGACAGCGATAAACGGGAAACAGTCGCTCTCTAGCCAGTCCCACCAAGCGTCCACCTGATCACCCCACCAAGATAGGTCTCTGGCGTTCTCTGGCA